TATCTTCTAGCTTATAAATTACTTCCATTAAACCGCTGCCGCAGATTGGAACTCAATTTCAACAGTGGTATCACTGCCTAGCGCCACTTCGTAATTTCCCACAATGCCCGCTTTCTTAAACGTGCGCCTAAAGGTTTTGCCGTCACTTGTGCCGGTTAAAACAACAGTGTTTTGATTGCGTGAACTTTTCCAGCCTCTGATAAGTTTTACCATATCAATATCAGGATAAACCTCAAATTTAACCATGGAGAAAAATGTTTCTAAATCGTCGGTATAAACTGATTCAACAGAAGCGCCGCCAATACTTGCGGCCCGCATGTTCTGTTCTCCGAAGCCTTCGGTATAGCTGACCGAGTTTGGGACAATTGCAATCGGGTCGTTATTGACCGTGACAGCGATGTTAGATAGTGGATTCATCAGGTTAACCCTCTGTTGTGAATGCTAGTTGCATAGATACGTTGATAGTCCGTAACTGTGTAACAATTGGGACGACCATAGCCACTGTTGCTTTACCTAATAAAAGATCCAAAGTAACAGTAATATTATCGTTAAAATATTGTAATGCTGTTTCGCCAGACTGCAAGATTGTAAGCTCTGCCAAGTCAGCATATAAGTCAGTTAGGAAGGCTTCAATTGATGCGGCGTTAGCCATGTCTCGGCCTCTGATTAAATCGCCCTGCGTCAAGCGAGATTGCGCAAAACGTTTTTTTAGGTTATTCCAGAAATACTCGCGCGCTGTGCTTGCTGTATCGATATAGTTCAGGAACTTAAACGAGCCATCTGCATTGCCTGCGCTGTCTGTTTTGTAAGTCGTTACAACTTCGCCCACAATTGAAGAATTATTGACGCGGTTATTACCAAACACTGTCACACCCGCAACAAGTAACGCCTCAACCTCAATACGGCTAAATCCTTTGCCTACGTCAGTCAATGGTAGGTTAGGTAGTAATGTGTTGAAATACGGCTTAGATGCCAATGCTGGGCCGCCAAACGCATCTAATGTGCCGTTAGCGCTTAACACTATCTGGCTGATGTTTGCGTCAACGGTTAGGCGAAGCGAGCGCTCTGCTGCAAACTGAGCGGCTTTGATGTGAGCCATTTCTACTTTTGACGCGCCTTTATGGTTTGCTGTGTTTTGCAATTCATCGCCTAATATAACCAGGCTTTGACTGTTTAAAGCATTACCGGCCGTGATTAGGTTTGCGTAAGTGTCAACAATTGGCACGATAGCAACGCCGTCCTGAACATCATTTGTGATGTTAAAGCGGGCATCTAAGAATGTTTTAACTGTTGCTAGGCCGGCAGCATACGGCCAAACAATTGTTTGATACCGTTCGTCGCCAATCGCATCTAGTACGCTGGTTAATGTTGGATCAGTTGCGCCACTTGCAAAAGCAGTGGTTGCGCATGTAATGCCAGCGACCGAGCCGATAAACTGCAACGGGATAAAGTTGCCAATTGTGCCGTCATTATCAGCAGTTAGCGTGACCGTTCCGGTTGAGTCTGATGCTGTAACAGGTATATCAGTGTTTGCGTTTATAGCCGTTTCGAGTAAAGCGCCCAGATTTGCAGCAGTAGCACCGACAACAACAGGGATGGTAAACGTATAATCTAGTTTTGAGCCAACAACAAACTGTAGTGATCCTGCTGCTGTAGCTGTGCCGCTTATCGCAAATTCACCCGCCGCTGGTGTGCCAGTTGCGTCATCTAATGAGATAGCGTCAAACTGTGTGGCCTTGTTTAGCTTGCGTGCTGCTTTAAGCATACCAGCAAGCTGTGAGTTTTTGCCGTATAAGCCTTCCCATATTGCAGCATCGTTAGAAATTGCAACATCTAAACCGCCCGCCGTTGATGTTCCTGCCGCGACCTTTTGGCCGACAAACAAAACTTTCTGCGCATTATTAGCGACAACCGTATTGGCTGTAATAATGTTAACTGTCACATCTGGTTGAGATACCATCGTCATAATCTTTCTCCACTTGTTTTTCTTTTGCGTTGTTTTACAATCTCAACACAGTTATCTATCAAAGAATCATTTAAGCGCTTACGCCAAAACAATTCACTTGGAACATTGGCAACGCTTTCAACGTCTATGATAGCACCTTTCAATTTGCCCATCATTGCCACGTTTAATTTTAATTTCATAATTCAACCTCATCGAGATCAACGCTTGACGTTAAAGGATCTTCTTTAGTTCCCAAATCAACCAGCATCGATAAATCAATATCCCTAAAGGCAACGTCTAAATCATAGCCAACAGAATCGTCAAAGGTTAAAACAGCGATTGTCTCGAAATTGAAACCATGGACATAATAAGCCGCGCTGTATTCTTGAAACCCATGGCTAATAAAGGTTGTTATGTACTGTTCGCTTGCGCTTAGACCGCTTTCAAACTTATGACCAACCAATGATTTAAACAGCATTGGCGCTAAATCTTCCATCTCGTCACGCTGAACCCTGCCAGCTATACCATCTGCTGCCGGTGCAATTACAAAAACGCTAAAAGATTGAACCAACATCTGTTTAATATATGATGTTCTAGTTAAAGCGTCAGTTGAATCAGTTGTAACCGATCTGTTTTTGCTTGCTGTCACATCATCAAGAATTACAAAACCCCATAATTTATCAATTTCCTGCTCAGTGTATGCGGATAACGCGCGGTCTAAACTGGCAGCGCCTGATAACCTATAGCCTGTTCTGGCTGTAATCGTGCCACCTGCAGGAGATAAAACCGCCTTAGCTAGTGCGTAAGTAAAAACAGTAGAACTGACAACAGATGCAACCGTCCTTAAGCCTCCATAGCCATAAGCGCCAGCACCATCGACCACTAAAGGCGAGCCGGTTGCCGATGTTGCGCCTGTGTCTGCAATGGAAAAAGTAACTGTTCTTCTATTGGCAACCGACAATAAAACAAAGGTACCGTTAAAAATAGCCTCATTACAGCCTGCAATTGCTACCGTTTTGCCACGGTTTATATCGTCAGCGCTTAAAGTTAAATCATGATCTGCACTTGTGACAACAGTAACCACTTTTGCAGCTCTTGTCAGCGTTGATATGCCAACGTTAGCAGTAGCACCAATGATATTAACCGCCGCGCCAACAGTGAGCCCGTGAGCCGTTGTTGTCGTAGCTGTGGCAACCAGCAAGCTGCTAGTAATGCCAGACACTTCATATTCACTCGTGAACAAGTTTGTTAACTGTGGCAGCCGGTTTATTAATTGTGTGATAACCGCGCTTGCTTTCATGTTAATTCCTTGCGTAATTCTGTAATAATCTCGCTTCTCATCGTTCTGCGCCGGGCTTTTATTGTATTGTTAAGACTCGGCCTTGCCTCCATGCGTGGCGTTCCATTTTCCAGAAATCCGGCATAATGAACACCAGCGCCAAACTCAACTTTGGATTGCCCGTGAACTTTAAAGCCTACAGATTTTCTATATGCGCCTGTCCTGTTCGCTATTGTTTCACCTGGCGCAGAGGCTATATGCCTGCGCCATCTGCCGCTTCTTGTTTTAATCATGTAAGTTCGGCCGCTTTTAGGCTTAACCAATATATCAGCTTTAACCTGTCGCTCTAACCCTTGGCCGATGCGGTAAAGCCCTTGTCTAAGCGCGCGCCTTGTCCTGATTCTAAGCTCTGTCAGCTTGAAACTGCCAGTGATTCGGGTATCTATCACGCTTTTGATGCCTCTTTTTTGCCCGTTTCTTTGCAGCGTAATAGTAAAAACTTGTCACATTCACCGCAATTCTCAACATCAATAATATCAAACTTATTGCCGCCAAAGATAATCCAATCCTCTGCGGTTATGTCAGCAATATAAATAATTGTGAATTTGTGAGTGACAGGCTGATCAACCCCAACGCCGTCGAACAGAACACTGCCGCGCGGCGTTGCTATTAATGCTTTGACCTCATGCTTTTCTGCAAAGTCTAACGACATGTCAACGCTTGCACCGTTCACCGGCTTTATGGTCCGCGTTTGTATGCTTATTAACTTGCCGCGCTTTCTAAGCTGTCTTTCCATGAAGCTCATATTCTTAGCGTGACATTCTTGGGCCGTAGCAATTCAATAAAGCGATGTTCTTTTGTGTTTGGGATGTATACATCAAGAGAGCCTTTTAAATACTCAACTTTACCGCCTGCGCAGTCATCCTCCATCAATGCCGCGCGTTCTCTGTAAGCAGTTGGATCAAAACCCTCACTTATACCCGCCGCAATTCTTAACTGAAACTGCTTTAACTGTTCAGGTATCTCGTCGCTTTCGATATAGCACAATCGGCTAATGATTACATTAACGCGGGGAAACTGTAATACTTGATCACATGTAAGTTGATCGCCTTTGTACTTTTGGATTTCTAGCCAGTCCATCGCCTTGATCAACATAACTTCTTTATCAAGTGATGTCGTCATCCCTCTAAGAAGTAAATAAGCGTCTAAATCAACAACTGACACATAAGAATTAGCCCCGGCAACAATCGCGCCTGTTTCAACCGTGATGGCCATTTACTTTTTAATCTTTACTGGTTGTCTTGCAGGTTTGGCGGCTTCTTTTTTGGCCGCTTCTCCCCATAGTTTTTCTGTTTTTTCATCATAGTCACTCTTATTCACTAGAACGCAAATACCATCACGATCAACTTTTACCGTTTCTACCATCATAATGAAGCCTCAAAACAAAGCCCTTACATGATAGCAAGGGCTTTATTATAGAAAAAAGATTAACCAAACAAAATCGCTGAATGTTCTGGCTTGATTAGCTTGTAACCCCAAGCGGCGGCGATCTCATAATGTACTTGTCTGTATTCTTTATACAAACGCACCTCAAAGGTCATTCCGCTTCGTGGATCTGTAATCATCATTGAATCATCAGCCTGATCGCCTTCCTCCGGTACAGCAGGCATTCTAGTCGATAGAACAATAGCCGAACGGTTAAAGGCCATGTTGCGAGCAGAGTTAGCGATTAAAGTAATGGCCGTTGTGCTTGCAGCAATTGCAACTCGCAAACCAGGAGCCGCTAAAGTAATGCTACCGCCGTCTGATACGTCAGTATCTCCCACTTCAACACCATAGACGTTTGAATCACCAGCAAAGCTAACAAAATCACCGACTAAAACCGTACCAGTACCAGCAGATGCTAAAGTAATTACAGTTGCACCGATAGCATAGCCAGCAGCGTTAGTAGTTGCGCTCGATGCCGTGCCTTTGACTTTTGTTTCAATCTGCGCAGATTCGCGAATATCCATACCGTGCATAGGCAACAAGATACCTTGACGCTGAATAACATCAGAGCCGGCAAAATCAACCCGCGCTTGCTTTCCAAGGAATGACGCGCCTGCTGTGGTATTAATAACAAGCTGGTTATCAGAGATTGGAGAGCCGTTATCTTTTAAGATTTTAAGCACGTTAGAGCCATCTGTAAAGTCGCCAGACGTTGCAAATGGAGTTGTGCCAGCAGTACCAAAACCGCGTGAAAACTCAGCTTGAAGTGATGCTAAATCAGCCTCCATTTCATTCGTTAAGGTTCGCATTGCTTGAGCAAATTGCCCCTGCAAGATAGAAGTATAGCCAGGACCAGTGTTTAATCCGCGCTGTTCTTCACCGTTGTAACGAACTGGAACACCTCGAGCTTTTGAAATTGTAATGACTTTATTGCCAATTGTTTGATCGCCCGTGTCCGGTGCTTGTTGGCCCGGTGTGATGTCAGCAGCAGTTGAAGCAGGAGCAACAAAACTGCGAACAGTTTGGCCTACTGCAGCACGTGCAACGCTTGCATCTAAAGTAACAGCAGGGATTAAGCCTACTAGTTCACGCGAAACTGTATCAAGTGCTTGATATAGATCCGGTTGTAAGTTTGTTAATGTGTTAGCCATGATTATTTACCTGTTTAGTCTGTAGTTATACCGCCCGACTTCATAAACTCCATCCTTTTTAAAGGGTTTAGTTTTTCAAAATCAGCCCGATTCATTTCTTTAACAGCAGCACCACCGCTATCAGTTGAACCGGAAGCACTGCCGCCAGTCGATTTATTGCCACTCAACAATGATCCATATTTATCATCGCTTTGAAATTCTTTCTTTAAATCTTCAACAGTTGCAATAGTTAAATCACCGCTACTGTCTAATACTTTAATGCCATCATCAGTATACCGCAATCTTCGACCGATAAACTCGCTTAACAGTTCAGCATTTGAACCCTCGGCTAATTCGCTCGCCATTTTCATTGCCGCGTTTGTTTTTTTCTCGGTAGCAATTCCACCGCGCAATGTTTCTAGTTGAGATTCTAAAGACTTCCTGCCTTCTTCTGATGACTTATGTAATTGCTCATAGTCACCCTTAGCTTTTGCTTTATTTTCATTTTCTAGCAATGCCGCATCTTGCGCCGCTTTGCTATCCCCTTTTGCCTTTTTCGTTTCGGCTAGCAATTCTTGGTTCTTTGCCGCCATCGAATCAGTTGACTTTGTAAGCGCTGCCACTTGCTCTGTCATTGCTGTAAATGCTGCTTGCTCTTCTTCATTCATTTTATATTGTCCTGGCCACTGGCCTTATATCCACGGGATTTATGACGTATATGTTATTGACATTTTATCATATGTAAGATTATGTATCATTCTAATTTTAATCCTGACCTCTCGAAGGCAACAGGGTTAAGGTTTTGTAGCTCTGCTAAGCTGTACTCAGCGCCTAAACTATCGCTAAATTTGTCAATCGGTAATTTGCCCATCCTGAACAGTCTTGCTTTGCGCTCTCCATCGGGCAATTTAGAAAAATACTCGTCCTGGAATGACTTTGGCTGTTTTCTTAGCCAGTCACCATAACTTTCATCTGACCGCGCTTCTTTCGATCTTCTGTTTGACTGAACCGTTGAGATTATTGACGGGATAATTGTTGACCGGCAGTTGTGTACAACAAAACCATCCGCCATATAAGTCTCATCGCTATTTATTGACAGGTTGTAGACTTTCCCTTCATAATGTTCTACATCCTTAATGCATGTGGAAATAGAAAAATGAGAAAACTTAAATATTCTAATGAGCTTATTATAAAACTTGTTGAGTTTGAGCATTTTCAACATGATAAAAGCCTCCGACACATAGAACGTGAAAACGGGATGCCAAACGACACCATAAGAAAGCGATGTATTTCTTTAGGAATCAAAACAAAAGCAAGGATAGAGTCTATTAGAGACTGCCAGAAGCACATAAAAATCTTGACGGGTGAAGACCATTGGAGAGCCAAGAATAAAGAAGCTTCCGCTCGACTATCAGCCATACATTCAAAAGGCATGACTTTAAACAACCCAATGAGCCATCCAGAGGTTAAAGCGAGAACTTTAAAGTCTCTATCCATGGCTATGAAGAAGTCCCTTACACTTCACGAGCAGCTTTTTAAAGATTACCTTAATGGACTTGATTTTGAGTATCAAGAAGTTGTTGGCGGTTATATTGCCGACTTCTTGATCGGCACATGCGTTATCGAGCTTGATGGACGCGGACACGCCTCGCGTAATGCTAGTGACCGTATACGCGACAAGAATCTCAACGACCTTGGTTTTGATGTTGTGAGAGTTTATCAGGACAGCATTTATAACCATCGAGCCAAAAAACCAGTCTTTAGGCCATTTAAGTTTATTTCTGTAATTGAAAAGGCTTGCCCCTGTGTTGATTTTTCCAGCTACCTGATACCCGATATCGGTAAGTACAGGGTGATCTGGCGTAAGCCTAACGGAACCGAAGTCATTTTTTAACGTGCATAAATTTCCGCTGTAATCTTTACCCATGACAGCTGTAACTGGCTCCCAATTCCCTGTATGTGTCAGCACGTAATCCCCAACCTTTACATGCTCTATTGGGATATCGCCTTTATCTGTTGCAATCATTGTACCTTCAACACAAGCCCCCCAGTGAAGCGGCGGAACAGGAGCGCTATCAATCTGGAAAACTTTTGAATCATTACCTGAACAGACAACAGTTGTGTGCGAATCAAGGACAGCAATAAACTCAACCCCCTCAACAAAATCAGTATTAGTTTGGAACAGTGTTTGCTTTGTGCTGTTTGACACTGCCGTTGCTATCGTCCTAACCAATGATGAAGCCTTAGCTGGCTGCCTGTGCGTCAATATATCCTTGACGTTATCAGAAGCAGACTGACCAGCTAAAACAGAGTCAGACACAGACAGGCGTATTGCTTGCCTGTTCTTTTCAAGAAACTGATCAATCGCTGTGGGTATAATTATTTTGTTTACACTTTCGTTAACCGCCATGCCTTTTGAATAAGCGTCATTAAATGTTTTCTCAATGGTAGGCTTTAACACAGCAACGCCAATTGTCGCGGCGCTTAACATAGCCGCATTGAAATCAATTTCTGAATCAACCAGGGCCATAGCGTCAGCGCTTATTTTATTTTTAAAGTCGTCATTAAATTTTCCAACCGCTTTGTCAATATCTTCAACATTGCCAGCATTGATTTTAGCGGCGTTAACGGCAATAACGGCCAATAGCTCATCCCTTAGGGTAAAGACCTGCTCTCTGGCTTCTCTGGCGCGACCGGCGGCGTATCTTTGCATAAACACGGCGTGTCTAACTGATGCGTCTAAAACAAAGCTCATGCAAGCGGGTTAATCATTAGGTTTTCTTCGTTAATTTCATCATCAGTCCGTTTTAATTCGCCCGACTCTCTCAACGTGTCACGTAAATCGCTGACAGTAATAATGCCCCTATCAATTAGCTGAATGTTAGCCATAATCTTTTCAGGTGCAATGGTTGCGTCATAAAACTGACGGTTAAGCCTTAAATCAATGTCACCGTCTGCGCCCATAAATTCACCCGCCCAGCCAAACGACTGTATTAGAGCATCTTCAAGATTGCCGAGCGCTGATGATAATTTAGAATTCTGGCCGCTAAAGCGAATCTTTGCCGCCTCTGCTGTTTCAATGCCTGAACTGTCAGCAATGATACGCGCGCCAATCTTAACCATTTGATCTTCTTTCATGCTCATGCCTTCTTTCGGCATAGAGTTTGGAGATGCTTGAAGCAATCCCGCTGTGCCGTTTTCCGGTAAAGGCAAGAAAGCACGTGAGCCTAGCGTTAAAGTCCCTTCCCAAACGCTATCAATCCATGCCTGAGTCAGTCCAGAAGCGTACGGCGTAGGCTGTCCTACGATATGGCTGCTTTCTTCATAATCTGCGCTGTTTAAATAGTGCGCAATGTTGGTCATAGCGATATCAATTAATAAGGCTTTGTCGATGTCGCTGCTGTTATTTTCTGAACCAAAAAAGGTAAATGGTATTTTGTCCCATGTTGCGTTTTTAGCGTTTCTTGGCACAGCAAAGCTAATCAGGTTATCTTCGTCGTCGTATACTTCTTGGCTATAAACGCCGTCAGTGAGCCTCAGCACGCGGTAATGGTCTACATCTTCAAAGCTAAACCCGTCTTCAGATGGTATTGATTTTTTCTCAACCAGAACGACCATTACCAAGACTAGCACGCCGTTGATAACATCTGTTTTCCAATTGATTATATCCTCGGCTTTATAGCGTAGGATATTAGCCTGCAAATTATTTGTCTGTATCTGTGTTAAGCCATCGGGAACTGTCGGGTAGTCAGTCAGCAGGCCTCCTCTGCCAGTCTCGCATTGATCAGTTATCATCATCCTAGAAAACTGGCGCAGGCTTATTGCTCGACCGCCGATTGATGCTTTTAGGTACTCAATCTT